ATACCTATGTTAGCACCACCACCGCCAGACATATCTGCAGGAGACTGAGGAGGCTGACCTGCAGGGCTAGGTGTAGCTGGAGGCCCACCCTCTGCTGGTGGAGCAGCTTCAGGTGCAGGTTCTTTAAAGCCTTTTAATACTTCTGCTTGAATGGCTGCATCCGCTAAAGAGTTTGTTAGTTTATCTGGATCTAAGTCCATACTAATAGCGATCTCTCTAAGTATGTAATCCATCTTAGCGAAAGGAGCTAGTGTTGGATTCTGTGCTACCTGTAAGAACTGCATCAATCTTTGACTACGTACTTCGTTAGCCATTAGTGATTCAGTACCTTGAGCTTTAACGTCTAAGTCACCCTTTATCTCTGGGTCATAGTCGAACTGCATATTAAAGTTAAAGAATGCTTTACCTAATGGGTTAATTAAGTAATCATCTACGTTCTTTATAACAGTTCGTATAGAACCATTAGCCGCAGACATAAGCATAGAAATACCTGAAGCGGTTCGCCCTACACCAGAGACACCTGTTTGACCGTGTGCGAAAGAAGGAAACCCTGTACTCTCATCAGCTAACACCCTAGCTTTATCGAATAGTTGCATATTCTCTTGCGCTACGTTAGGGAACTTAGTGCCAAAGATAGCTTGACCTGGCGCACCCCCTTGTCTACGGAATGTCTTACCTGGATACACACTCAGGTCTTGCCCAGGTACTAAGTTAGTCTCATCTACTTCTATAATTAAGTTACCTGACAACGCAGCATTATCAATAGCCATACGCATAAAACCATTCATCAAAGTCTGTGTGTCATCCATATTTTCTGCAATACCTACACCGAAAAAACTATACGGAGATACTTCATACGGTACAGCGTAGTACGGAATGTAAGAAGGTTTGAATGGGTTCATAACTAATCGTAATACTTCGTTATTACATATCCATATGTTTACGTTTAGTTGTTCTGCTTTTTTTAATTCTTTAGGTATATCTATATCGTGTTCTTCTAGTATTTCTCTATCTACGAAACCCCAGAACTCTAATACTTCGTAACGTTCAGCTTGTGAACCGTGTTCTGCTTCTTCCATAGTTTGTTCCCACCACTTTTTAGTGTAGGACTCTCCCATGCTTAAAGACATATCTATAGCATTTTTACGGAAGAAAGGTCTATCTTTTAATGCTCTCATTTGTGAGCGAGACATCTTGTGTCTTTCAACTACATACTCAGCTTCATCCATGTTAGCTGCATCAGGATCAGGATAAAAGTTCCATATAGAAACGTTACTTGTGGATGGTACAGTTTTAATGGTAGGATTGTATTCACCATCTTCATCCCAGTTAGGGTACTCTTTAGATACAGCAAACGGACCTTTCATTATACCTGTACCAAATAAAGCTAACTCAAATGCAGACAATCTTAACTGTTTATTAGCACCTGATTCTTCTAATTGATCGTGAATCTTTTTTTGCATTTTTTTAGCTGCAATCATTGCAGGATGATAAGTAATACTAGTGTTAGTAGTACCTGGACCTTCCATTAACTTTTCTTCTACAGGAGAAAGTTTATCTTCTAATCCACCCAAACGATCTCTAATACTTTCAAAAGTATCGCCAGGTTGTAATTCATTTTCAGGAGAAAAAGTAGGTTTGCTAAATGTCTTTTTTATTTCATCCATGCCTTGTTCAGCATTAGGATCAGCATTAAAGTGTACAGACTCCGCTACACCTTCAGGTAATGTTGTAGGATCTACGCTAAGGGGAAATTTATTATTGCCAAATAACACATCAACAACCTGCCCATATGCTGCAAGTGTTTTAGTTTTAGTTACTTTAACAAATACACGAGAACGTTCTGTATCTGTAAACTGCACATCAGGACCGTACAAGCCCCTGTAGTTTCTGTAAGCCTGTAACCAACGTGTCTCATCGTTTAGTCTAGCGTCTTCAGCTTTACTAAATCTTCCTTCAACAAAATTAGCTATTCTACCTACAGAAGCATCTATTTCATCTTCAGTGTTTTTCTTATCTTCGATAAAAGAAGATTCATCTGATTCAATATTAACGTCTAAATCATTTTCAGCCATATGTTAGTATCCAAATGTTGTATCTGACGCTTGAAAGCCAGAGCGTTGTGTAGCAGGATTAAAATCCCATAATGAACTTCTAGGTCTTGTCATAACACCATAACGTAAAGCATCATACAAGTGGTCCTCTGCGTGTGTATCTACGTCTTCTGGGTTACGTTTATCTAATGGTAAACTAGGTACTTGTGCTATTGTGTTTGTACAGGTAGAGAAAAACACTAATCTAGGCTCGTCTGTAAATTCATCTACCTGTAATCTTCTATGTAATTCATTTTTACCTGCTACCCTAGATCCTTTACTTCTATCTGCTGGTCGCCACCTACAACCACGCATAATCATTTGTTCAGCGAGTGACGGACCTGTATCTCCACGTTTATGCCATAAAGAAGAGTCTAAAACACCATATCTAATTGTACCATCTTCTTGTTCTGCGTCAAGTATCATATCAGCTAAATCTGTAGCTGTTACTTTAGTTACGTACATCTCCCTATACACTACTAACTGTTCTGATGGACTTACCGCTATCCACACTACGCCTGTCCAGCTACCGTATCCGTAGTCACACGCTCTAAACCTAGTCCAACTCTTAGGTATACTGTAAGGATCTACTACGTGTATCTTACGGTTAAACTCAGGAAAAGCTGCACCTTCGTTTACATCCCAGTTACCTTCTAGTAATTGTTTACGTTGGTGTTCAGGTAACGAAAGAAGCATTGCTTCGTAGTCACCACCTTCTGATAAGTAAGGATTATCAAATAAACTAGCAGGTATAAATCTACGTTTAAATAAAGGTTGTCCTTCACGGCTATGCCCTTTAGGATATACTATAGTATCGCCTGTTTCTATATCTGTAGCCCAAAAAGATTCTTTAGAAGGACTAGGATCTATAAACATTTTTTTAACCCATTGGTGACCTGCTCCACCTGGGTTAGTAGTTGCTCTCATGTATAAACCTAACTCATCAGAGTATGCACTCCTAAGTCTAGATCTCATATAATTCCAAGCGTAAGGAGTACTCCATTGTGTAAGTTCGTCAAAACCAATCCAATTGAAAGCCTGACCTTGATAACGCATGACATCCATGTCTTTATCGAGGTAAGACATCCAGAGCCTACCGCCTCTAGGGGAAACCCATTGACTTTTTCTTTCAGACCATTTAATCCCTGGAATTGCTTTAGGGTATAGCTCTTGGCTTTTCTGTATAAGTTCACGTAGTTCCTCAGTCGTATGTCGTACTAATAACCCACTAAAATTAGGGTTGTTTAAGCCGTGTAACGGGTCAGCAAGCATAGCGTAGGACTTACCACCACCTGCTGCACCACCGTATAACACTTCTCGCTCAGAAGAAGATAAAAACTCTGTTTGAGGGCCAGCATTAGGAGAAAACACAATGTTTTGCATTTCTTCTATAGGTATTTCAGGTGCTATAGGTGTAGCTGGCACTACTTTAGGTTCTTCTTTATCTACGAGAGTAGCTGCCGACACCTTCTTCTTCGAGCTTTTGAATCTCCTCGAGCGTTTCTTTGAGCCTTCTGGCAAGTTCGCGTTTAATTTTAGCTGATCTCTTACGTTTTTGCTCAACTTTTATTCGCTTTCTTAAACCTTCACTTGAAATATAGCGACCTGTTTGTTTTGTTAACCAAATAGCTACATCTTTATAAGTATACTGTTTTAGATGACGTTTAGCAAGTTCTAATGCTTCTAATTCAATAAATATAGGCTGTAAAAGTCTATCGTTTTCTTTGTCTATCTCGTATCCGAAAGGTACAGTGCGGCTAACACGAGCTATAGTGTGCCACTCACGCTCTTTACCTCTATTTGGCTTAGGTAACTCCCAATAACCTAATCCGTTATACCCTTTACGCATACTATAAAGTTACGTATATCTTCTTTTAGCAGTTTTTGTACGAGGAAAAGACCTATTAGCTGCTTTAGTAGACATTTTAAGGTTTTTACGACTGTTATTCATAGGGTTATTGTTTTTATGAGCTACATCTTTACCGTCATTCTTTTTAGCTACGCCTCCAGTTACCATTTTAGCTCTAGCTGAGTTACGAGATGCACGTTTTTTTATTTGTGCTGGCTTACCTTGGTAATTTTTGTACTCTTTTTTGTAGTTTCTATTCATTATTCGTTTGTACCTTCTTTAGGCGGTAAATAAAACACACCACTAGAAGTTTGAATATCAACTTTATCAGTTTTAATCAACCCTGCGCGATCTAAAACGTCTTTAGCTGCTATCATTTT